CGCGGCTAGTGCAACAGATTGAAGAAGATACCCGCCAACTTGTGAAGGCTGTTGCGCAAAAAGGCATGATTGACGGTCGGAACCCGCGCAACGTCGCGCTTGATCTTGTCGGGCGCGTGGAAGCTGGCACAGGCAACCGGGTGGGCGGCGCGGTTGGTCTTACTGCGAATCAAGAGGGGTGGGTTGCCCGCCGCAGGCTGGAACTGGAAACCCTGGACGCGAATTATCTAGAAAAAACCTTGCGTGATAAACGGTTTGATTCAATTGTTTTGAAGGCGATTGAAAGCGGGAAACCGCTAACCGCCGATCAGGTCAACAGGATCGTTTCACGCTATCGGGACAACGTGCTGAAATATCGGGGCGAAACAATTGCCCGAACCGAAATGATTGCGGCGCTTAATCGTTCGGAATATGAAGCGTTGAAACAGGCGGTTGAACTTGGGGCGTTGAAGGAATCCGCAATCCGGCGGGTTTGGGATGACGTTGGGGATTTACGCACACGTCCAAGTCACCGGGCCATGAACCTTAAAACTGAAAAAGAACCCGTTGGACTAGATGAACCGTTTGTATTTCCGAACGGTGTAAAACTTATGCACCCTGGGGATATGACAAATATTGCAGGGGCACCGCAACGCGCAGTTGCCGCAGAAGTGATAATGTGTCGCTGCAAATCCAGAACAAAGGTTGACTGGTTGGCAGACGTGGAAAAGGTTGAAATTTCGGCAGATGACAGGGCCGCATTGAAGGCCCTGTTGAATTCTGCGGTTCCGCGTTAGTATTGCAACCAAAGGCGGTTTGCCAACCTGCGACAAGCCCTTTCGGCTTCGGTCAAACCGGCACGGGCGCATTCTTCCGCCAGCTTGGTCAAATCTTCCGGGTGCAGGAAGTGTTGCGGATTGAACGCGATTTCCTTGAACTCTTTTTCTTGCATCTTACGCATTCCTCTGTTGCTGCGTCTGTAAAATTTCCCGAAGTTTCTTCGGTGCGATTATATCAAACCATTCCTGCACAGTCTTTGCGTTGTGCAGCATATCGGCTTGGTCTGGTGTTGGTGAACTTATGTAAAATTCTTCCGTATCGACGGGAAAAGAACGAATTGATCCCCCTTGCGAACTCCAAACGTTGCGCAGATCGTTGCAACCTGTCACAAGCGAAAAGAACAACCGGCGCTGCATGGATGGGTGCCCAAGACCGAAAATAACATCGTTGATATTCAGGCGTTCCCCTGCGTGTTTTAACGTGACTGCGAATTGATGCGAACAGGAATTGTCACCCATGCCGACCCTATTGGTGTTTATGGCGACGATTTCACAGGAATAGCCTGACATTTCCAGCCGGTCTGCAACTGCTGCGACAACCGCAGCCCGCCTTGCCATCACAGACGCGGGCACACGCGCAAGAACCCCCACACCAGTATAAAGCGTGATGACCTTGCGCCCGGGCTGCTTGGTGCGTCTGCGCATGTGTTCCGGGTTGCCTGCCATCATGCGCCCGACCGACACGGAACCGCCTGCAACACCGTAGGACGGGCGGCGCTGTATGGCCCGTTCAGTCTGGAATTCTTCGGCTATTTTTTCAGCTTGTGAGGCACCTTCGGCCCAACCGGAACGGGCCAGCTTGATTGCTGCGGCGACGGATTCGGTTCCGTAAAATTCAATCGTTGCGCGTTCAGTTTTGGGGTGTGCAGGCAGGCTTGCAACATGATCCGTCAAATCCGCAAGGCTGGAAAACCCGAAGAATACGCGGGGGTTATGTGTTCCGACCTTGCCCATATAAGACTGATCGTTTCCGATAAACTTCATGTTATTTTCGCCCGGTCTGATTTCGTCATGCCTTTGAACAAATAAATATCACAGACCTGGGGCCACATCAAGCCCGCATTTAGTGCGGCTGAACCCATGCTGATTGCACGGGACGAAACAACGTGACGAATCTTTTTATCTGCAACTTGCTTGCGCACCTTCCAGACATAGTTCAACCAATCGTCGCGCCCTGCGCAGAACTTCCGTTCCAAGTTCAAATCATAGTCAATTTCCATGACCGCAAACCGATCAAGGCTTGCCGCGTCCAATTCATTGCGCCCAATATAAACCCTGTCTGCACCCTGCCCGAATGTGTTAGCGGTCGCAACCATGCGAAAATTCGGGTGACGGGGCACAGGTGCGTTTCGGTCTGGAAAGCTGGTGTATCCGTTGGCAAGCGCAGAGTTTGCGGCAAGCAACGCGCTTGCGTCCCAGGCGTCAATTTCATCTGCGACCCAAACGCCACCAAATTCAAAAGCGTTGCGGAAAGGCGTGGTGTGATAATTTCCGTGCCCGTCAATAAATCCGGTCAACTGGTGGGTTTCGTGAATTGCGTTGGTGATGTAAAACGGAAAATTCAAAGCCTGTGCGACGTGTTCGCAAATGGTGGTCTTTCCACAACCGGCAGGCCCGACCATCATAATCGGATGACCAAGCGCAGAAACCTTGATGACATTTTCGGTTTTATAGTGCAGCGGCCCCTTCACCAGTCCGGTGCTTTCAGGGGTTTTCACAATCAATTCACGGGGCGGCAAGGTGTCGAAAGTTTTGCGGGCAGCAATGGTTGCCAGTGCTTCAAGTGATTTGGCGACGGCATCGGATTGCGTTTGTTCGGTTGCAATCTGGCGGGTCAATTCAACGTTGAACCCTGGCACACTCACGCCCGACAGGATGCGCACAAACATTTCAGCGGAATCCACGGCGGTTGCAGTCGTCGCACCCGTGTGATAAAGGTTAGTCAAATCAACCGCTTTCATGCTGGCAACTTCAAGCGGAACTTTACCCTTGAGAATCGCCCAACGCCGCAGCAAGTTAAGATCGGTGTTTGAAAAGATATAGTCGGAATGCGGACCAAGTGCTTTTTCGATTTCTGCGACGGTTTTCATTTGAATTTCCCTATGGGGTCAAGAGTAAGCTACAGCGCAAAGAATGCAGGGTCAAGAGGAAAATTAACCAAAATGGCTGAAAGTTTTTCTGCACAGGTTTCCGCTATCGTGTTGAAACACAAGGAACTTGCGGAAATTGTCGCCCGCGAAAGCATTCAAAGGCTGGTTGATCAGGCACAGACCCCGAAGGCGAAGGGTGGTAACATGCCGGTTGATACGGGGTTTCTTCGGGCTTCTGGGCAAATGTCTTACACAGGGATGCCGACCGGCCCGACACGCGGGCGAGAACGGGAAGGCGAAGAATCCGGGGTCATCTATCCGTCATCCGATGTTTTCACAATGCTTGCGGGGTTTTCAATCGGTGTGACAGCTTTTTTCGGCTGGTCTGCGGCTTATGCGAGAAAGCAAAACCTGTATAATGGGTTCCTGGATAAAGCGGTTAACAACTGGCAAAAAATCGTTGATGCAACCGTCCGTGATGTAATAAAGAGGCTGTGAAATGGGAATTGAAATAGACGTAAAAACCGCGCTGTTGATCGGCACAGAAACCTTGCTCACATCGTTGGGTTATCCGTTGAAGTATCCGGGGCGAACTTTTACACCCCCGCAAAATCAAAGATATATCGAACTGGTTTTTCTGTCAGAAGATGGCGTTGACAGTTGGGGCGGTGAAAAAATGTTTGCGGGAATCATCCGTGCAATCGTTCATTGGTCAAATGACGATGCAGGAATAATTCCGCCCATGACGCTGTGCGAACAAATCGCGTCCGTGTTCCCCAAGGGCACGGTGCTGGAAAGCGGTGAAGCAAGTTTGGCAGTTATCACGGTGCCGGTGACGCTTGACCCCTTAGAGGATGGACAAGAAAGCCTGTATCCTGTAACTTTCCGGTATCGCTCTGCCGTAACCGCCAACCTTTGAAAAGGCTTTGAAAATGCGAAAGATTCTTCTCACTACCGCCGTTGCCTTTGCAATGGGGTTTGCGCAACCGGCAATCCCTGCCGCGTTCATCAACACTAACGCAAGTTCCAGCATCTGGATTTGCGCAACGCCGCAGGAAACCGATCTTGTCCGAGTTGATTTTGAAGCCCTGACATGGGTTGAAATCAAGGGCATCGGCAACCATGGTCAAGGCGGTTCTTCCACGAACATGCTAAACTATGATGTTTGGGGAACCGGCGTTATTCAGAAGGGTAAAGGCTTGACCGATGCCGGTTCGCCGGAATTGGAACTGGCCCGCCTTCCGACCGATGCCGGGCAAGTGATCCTGCGCGCCGCAGCCCTGACAAATTTCAACTATGCCTTCAAGATGATCCGCAATGATCCGGCGGAAACGGGCCTTGATCCGACGATCATTTACAATCGCGGCCTTGTCGCAGGCCCTACCCGGCCCTTCGGTCGGAATGAGGATTTTGATTTGGAAGTCTATATTCTGGGCTTCAATCAGCGTGAAGTGGTGGTTGACCCCCTGACCTCTGGCACGATCCCGGTAAACAGCGTCATCCCGGCCATTACCGGAACTGCAACGGTCGGGATGACGCTGACCTGTTCTAGCGGCACCTGGTCCGGTTCCCCGACCTATACCCGCCAATGGTATGCGGGCGGCACGGCAATTGCGGGCGCTACCGCAGGAACGTTCGTGCTTACCGCTGCACAGCTTGGCAAGATCATTCAATGCCGTGTGGTGGCCGCAAATGCCGCAGGCGTGGCGCAAGCATTCTCCAACGCAACCGCTGCGGTTGCCTGATAACCAATCGGGCGGATAAAACCGCCCGACACACTTCAAACCCGACACACCTAAAAGGACTGAGAAATGAAAGAACTTTCCGACATTGTTGCGAACCCCCGCACGGTTGAAGTGCAGTTGCCCGGTGGCGAAGGCACGGGAATTTTCGTTACGCTTCTGCCCCAGGATGACGCCAAGGTGCGCGCCGAACAAAACCGCGTGAACGATTTGAACATGGGGATTTTGCGCCGTAACAAGCCGATCACTTCGGTGATGCGCGAAAAAAATGC